ACAGGCAGATGCAAACAAGATAGCAACATCATATAATTTTTATTATGCTACTGTTATTGCGCCAATGCAAAAAACAATGGTAGAATATCTAAATAAAATAATGAGACTGAATGGTCTTTCGGATGTTACTGTGGTTACACCACCATTAGCCTTAGAAACACCAGTAGCTCAAGCAGCAGCAGTTCCTCAAGCCAATAATATTAATCAAGGATAATATGATACAGATAACTTATTTAACAACCGAGGATTTAAAAGAAATCACTCCAATCAGCAAGAATGTTGATATCAGTCAATTGGAATCATTTATTCCAGTTACTGAAAGTATGCATATTATACCCATTTTAGGACTAGCTTTGGATCTGAGATTGAAAACAATACATTAAGTGGTAATAACTTGACATTGGTTGGCCATATTCAAAATGCTTCTGCATGGCTTTGTTTCTATGAGGCTTCAATCTTCTTAAGGACTAAGGCCATGAACAAAGGTGTTGTGCAACAATACTCAGAGAATAGCCAAGTAAGTGCGTATGATGATTTTAACCAATACAGACAAGGGATATTGGACAAAGGTACATTTTACTTGAATTATTTGAACAAATACTTAGTAGATAACTCAAGTTTATATCCATTATGGCGTTCAAATAATGAATGTGGTAATCCGAATTTAAGTAATAGTTCGGGGATATATTTATAAAAAAAGGGGCATATGCCCCTTAATTATTTACACCTACTATCCCATCTTAAGACATATCGTTTCAATCCTAGATTAATACAAAGATGGTCCTCCCGGCATGCTTGGATTAATTCATGCTCTAATTCGGATGCTGCTTCCCAGCAATCAAAATATTGAATTATTTCCTTGCTAAAGTTTTTACGGCCATATGCCAATATGTTTCTTTTTAATTCAAATCCTGACCCGAAGTATGTATCATGTAACTTATTGGTACAATGGATTCCCAAATAATATTCTTGGGTAATGTGGTTGGTGATTTTATAAACATAACAAGTAGCCATATGGTGTATTTATAGTATAAACACCATATGGTTATAAACCCATAAATATAGTCTAAAGGTTATAATACCTATAGACCAAAGCGTATTGCAATCAGTGTTCTTATTGACACCAATAGCTAGATAATGATTATACCTATTACGATTAATTTATCTCTATTCTTTATCATATTTATTAAGTTGATATTCATACATTTCATGTACTGTTTGCCTAAATAATTCGGAGTTAATATCCAAATGCTTTTCTAATTCATCCCTAATTGGCTGTAGGGCACGATGTATTCTCAATAGAAAATAAGTATCTGTTTCTTCAAAACATGCCCTATGAGCCATTAAAAATATATGATTCCCATAGAAGAACACATCGTGGGATATCTTGGTCATTAGATTAAAATAACCACCAAAATAAAACCTTTTATCGGCTTTCTCTTCAAGGAATTTATAGAGTTTTTGATAGTCTTTCTCATTGACCAATTGCATTAGTAAAAACTCTAGGTCTTTCGTTAGGTCTTTCTTCATAAAAATGTAATATTAAATTAACAAAAACTTAATTGTAAAATACTATATTTTAATTATTTAGATTAAATTATAGCATATCTTTGTATCATGAAAAAGTTAGTTCTCATAGTCTTTTTATTTGGTTGTGCACCAAGCAAACAAGTCCATATATCGTTCAATGAGCATTTGCTCAGAGACCAGATAAACGAGTCAATTATAGATGGTTTCTATGATGGCGATACCACTGGCCATAAAGATGTTTACCTTTTAAAGTAATCTGCTTCTCTTTGGATTGAATCCCTATAGGCTTTATCACTTTCTTTGACAAATTCTTGTAATTGTTTTGATTGTCTGTGGTTAATTTGATTCCTCACCCAATAAAAAATAATTAGGTATAACCCGAATGCTGTTAGAACAATTGTTCCTAAAATAATGTAAAATGTAATCATTGGTTTAGATTTAAAATTAAGTTATTTTAACCACCTAATATCTTGGGAGGTGGTTTTCCATCTGTATTTATGCCACCTAACGGTGGCCACTGGTTGGAGTATGATGATAAAAAAAGAATTTATAGTCATGGAAATATATTAATATTAATAATTACCATTTAATATCCCTTTAGTTGTGTGAGTAGCCACGAGGGTGCGCCCGAAGGGTGCAAGCACCCGAAGTGAGCGTCATCTCACACAACACAGGTTTACCCTTAAACCTTAAAAACAAGTGCGCAGCACTTAATGCGACAATGGCGCATAGTTATCCTTAAGTATAAAATTTTATAAATTTGCTTTTTTTAAACTAAAAAAAGACAGTTTGGTTAGTTGTTGTTTCAGAGAGTAAACTGTTTGTTGGGTTGAAGTGCTTACCAAAGCTCTGGAAACTGTCGCAGCGAAGTTATAAATTATTTCTGACATATACACTATGTTTTTTTAAATTGTTGATAACTTGTTAATAACTTTCCATTCAACACCTTTAGGTTTACCCAATCTTTTTAATTCCAAATAGCCTAAGTCATATAGATTCTTCCAAGCAACTTCGACACTATTTTTAGTATCACCTTTATCAACAAAATATTTAATTACTTGATTCTTTCTAATTGAAGTATCTTTAATTGAAAGCAAGTAAGCATAAAGTCCTTGTTCTGACATTCCTAATTTCATATTCTATATTTTAACTAGTTAAGAAAGTGCAAAGATAAAACTTATTCTAACAATATCCAAATTTGGAAATAATATATTTTCCATTTTAGGAAAAAGTACTAGGAGATTTCAAAACGGTTCGCTATCTTTGCTAAAAATAACTTTATATTAATTTATAATGAATGTCAAAACAAAGTAAAGAACTCATGAAACCAAAAATATTAGAAAATAGACAATTGGGATTACGTTTCCATTATTGGGAAGGAGTAAAGAAAGTAGAAAGAGTATATATGGCTTCAGAGATAACAAAACAATTAGGTTATAAATGTACATATGGTGTACTTCGTAACTATGAACTTGAAGAAGGAGTTGATATGATTACAGTATCCAAAAAGAACTATCCTGAGTTTTTCAAATCACTGAGTGATTTCAAATCACTCGGTTTACGTGCTAGTAATCTGATACTTATGTATGAGTCAGGTATCAATAAACTCTTATTGAAGTCTAAAAAACCTATTGGTATCTATACCCGGAACTGGTTGGCACGTGAAGTAATGCCTAGTATAATGCACAGTGGCCAATATTGCATTGAGATGTCAGCTACCAATCCTATGTCAGCATTATTCCAGCATACCGAACCTTCTGTTCAAATTAAGAATAGCCTTAATGTCAATGGTTTAATCTATGCCAATAATGGAGATTTCAGAACATATCACAACACCGTGCATAAACTAGTAAATGGTATGACTGCCAATGAAATTAAAACATTTTTCAATTCCAGTGAAAGTGCTAGGGCAATATTACGAAAACATGTTCCAGAAAATGCCATGACTGAATCGCTTATCGATGAAATGTATGTTACATACAAATTATCATTAGATAAGATTAAAGAAAGCAATGTAGCCGAAACTGCTCCGCCATTGTTTAGGTCATTATATTCAGCAGGTATTTATCCAGTAACTAATTAATTATCAGTCCCATTATAATCTAATGGGTGTGATAATCAATACATTAATACCCCGCAAACTCTGCGGGGGGTAACTTAAAATTAAAATAAAAATGAAAACAGTTAGTTCAAGTTTTATGATGGAATGGCTATCTAAGCCAGAGAAAGAATTTTTAGAAAAGGTATTTGAGATAATCGATACTAGGTTTGTTGATATCGAAGTATCAGATACCGAAACCGACCATGTATGGTGTGTTACCATTACATATCCAATGTATGAGGCAGATGCCTATGGTGTATTGCTTAAACGCTTTGGTTCGCACTTAAAGCAAATCTATGATAGTATTACCAAAAGTTTAGGCAAAGAGCCGGAAGAAGAAGAATATGAATACACAACCTTACCCTTTTAATTTAAAGCTATGAGACTAAGAATTTCAACCGAACAAGAAGCAGAATGCCTTATTGCTATTATAGAAGAAACATTTGGTGGTAAATTAAGTGGTAATGAATTGATTAAGAAAAGTTCATTTAAGGTTAAAATCGAAAGGAATAATGATAATTGTGGTAACCTACCATTATGTAGCCATGCTTTGGTTATTGAAAACTATTCTCAAACTAATGAACTTTATAATGAACTCATCGAGTTTATAAAAAATAACAGAGAAAATGGATTTATAAGTTAATATGAGAAATAAACCACCATTTGGCGGGTCATGGATAAGATTCCATGACAGCCTATTAAAAGAACACCCTGAATTTGAAAAAGCAAAGACAGTGAAATTCAGTCATATGATTCCTAGTGATGGCAGTGAAGCTGTTATCAAAGAATTTAAGATAAGTATGGGTACACTTAAACGTTATTGTTGGGAAGAGTTCCAGTACTTGCGTCTAACCGATGAAGAAACATTTACTACTATGCATGCTATCCAAGTAGGATATCATAAAGCATTTAATTTACCCATGCATGAAAAACTTTCAGTGCTTCTGCCAGTAATCGCAATCAAAACATGAAGACAGCAATAATACAAGCGCATTGGATGCGGCAAGATAAGTTCAGGACAACCATCGAAGACCTGAACAAACAGACCAGTAAGAACTTTGATTTGTTCATCTGGAACAATAGAAATGATATTGTGCCTAATACCCAATTGGAAATGTTGGCTTCAGGTTCTGATGGCTATCAGGTATATGTACATACCTCTGCTCAAAATATCTTAGGCTTTGGCAGAATGGTCATGGCTAATACGATATTGAACAATAAGCTGGATAAGGTAGATGGTTCTATTTATGACAAGATTATTTTTATTGATGATGACCAGAGGTTCGCACCCGAATTTCATCAGTACATGGTTGATAGTTTTAAATTAAGAACATATCTAGGTAGATGGGCATATACTATCCAAAATGATGATTATTGGTCAAGACTAAGATGTTATACTGATATGCCAGCAAATTACGTTGGTACATGTGGGGCAATAATTGACCCATCTATATTCATTGATACTGGGTTTATGAGATATTATAATTATAATCCTTTAACGTATTGGTTGGAAGATGCTGCTCTTAGTCTTTATTGTAAGAAAATAGGTTGGTCGGTAGAGGGTTTGGATGATAAGTATATTGTAACCAAAGATATAGATAAATTTGAACAATCACAAAAAACAAATGCAGTGCAGATGAAAAGAGATGGATGGAAAAAATTAAAAGAACATTATGATAATTTAAAAATATAAGTTATATTTGTAATCATTTCTTTGTTTGTCTTTTTAATAATTATTTCAATAAACCCCTTCCCATGAGAGCAAGGGGTTTTTTCATTGCAACTTATTGATTTAATATTTATATTTGTATTAAACACTATACAATGTATTGGCATGCTGAACATGATAATTTATTAGATAAATGGATAGATAATCCCACACCGATAGAACAATTCCAAATATATAAAGGTATTTCTCCCACACTTAAATATATGGCAAGGTCAATTTTGCACCGTTATTTCAATGTTAATTCAAGCTTAAGCGAATCATATGTCCAAGAAGTAATAGACCATGTATTGGTCAAAGTAATTAATTTCGATAAAGATAAAGGAGCTAAATGGTATTCTTATTGTCAGGCATTGATTAGAAATTATTACATAAGTGAACTCACTTCCTATAAAAATAGTAAGAAAGAATTCCATAAATCAATGGCAAAGATTGAAGACCAAGAATTTCTTAGTGATAATTTACACGATAATAGGGATGACTATGGTTATGAGTTAGATATGTATGATAACTTAAAGAAAAGGTTTATACAGATGCGTGAGAAACTAAAAACACATGTATTTAATGAGTTTGTTGCTGAAACAGGTAATACTAGGATGAAACTAATTGCCGAACTATACATCAATTGCTGTATTGAATATCTTGAAAAGTTTGGGGTAGAAATTAATTTCTTGGCATTATCTGAATATATTTCAAATAACATAAAATATAGTGACTATCATCTTTCAATATGCTCAAGATATTTTTTTGGCTTGGCCAGTACTCCAAGTAAAAATTTTGACATTGATAGCCGGACCATTAGACCTAAAGATAATTATGGTGAAGCTATGGTTAAAAATAAATATGTGAATGATGATATTTGCCCGAATTATATCAAACTAAACTATAATCATAGGTTTAGAAATAAAAATAAAGTTTTATTTGAATACTTTTAATATGGAAATAATTAAAGATAGAATTGAATTGCTTAAGTTAATGCCTAAGAACATGATAATAGCTGAGTTAGGTATTTTTATTGGTGAGTACTCAGAACATATTATTGATATATGTAAGCCTAAAGCTATGTATATGGTAGATATTTTCGGTAAAGGACATGCCCATTCAATGGGTGTCGAAGTCCCTGACCTGTCATTGTTTGAAGATATACTAAAAGAAAGGTATAAAGACAGAAATATTTTTGTCTTAAAGATGACCGATTTAGATTTTTTATCTTCATTAGAATATGGTTGGATGGATATGGTATATATCGATGCTGAACATTCATACCAAGCAGTGTTAAAAGGACTATCATATGCTTATCTTAAGGTAAGGTCCGGTGGTTATCTATGTGGACATGATTATAACATGCCTGAAGTAAAAAAAGCTGTGGATGAATTTTGTAATAGGTTTTATCTGGAAATAAAGTATTTAACTCAAGAACAACCTCAATCATTTGTAATAATAAGAGAATAATATGGATTTTAATTTAAAACAATATTGGTCAAATCGTTACCGAATTGGTGGTAACAGTGGTGCTGGTTCATATGGAGAAGAAGCACAATGGAAAGCTGATTATGTAAACAAAGTAATTGCCGACCATAAGATAGTCTCAGTCCAAGAAATTGGTAGTGGAGATGGAAACAACTTATGCCTATATGAAGGCATGAAGAAATTTTGTGGCTATGATATTGCCGAAAGAAGCATTAAGTTATGCCAGTCCCAATATTTAAACCACTATGCCTGTAATTATTATTTTACTATGGATTTAAACCGGATTGATTATCATGCGGATTTGGCATTATGCCTCGATGTTTTCTATCATCAGGTTAATGATAGTGACTATCAGGAATTAATTGGGTTATTATTCCATGTGGCATTATTCAAATATGTTTTAATCTATAGTACAGATTATGAAAAAATTGGTGACCCACATGTCCGGCATCGAAACATAACAACTGATTTAAACAAGATAGATAAATTTAAACTTATCAATAAAACTAAATATCAAGACAAATATATGTTGTTATATGAAAGATTGAACTAACTTTTTGAAAAGTACTAGTATTTATCCTAAATATAAACTAACTTTGTAGTTATGAAAGACATACTCGTATTCATATTATTATCAATTTCAATGGCTGCATTTGCAATACAGATAGCTTATGCTTCTTCATTAGCTTTTAAATTAAAAACCATATTACAATTCAATAATAGAAAGATTTTTTATTATAAATCTTTCACCTCATGGGTACGGATACTTAAAAGACATTTTAAAACTATATGGTATCTTTACCCATTAATTTTAATAATAGTATTAGTTTTAAAAATACATGGGTTTATAGCAGAACTTATAGATTGTCCGTATTGCACAGTCACATGGCTTATGTTCTTTGCCAATCATTTCTATCTAAAGCAAGATATAGTGACTAGCCTGATATTTGCACCAATTGGTATTATAATGGTAAAAATAATTGAAAGTATTAAGAATGTTTAATGACAGGTTTTACACAGGACTTAGAAAGATTAAACCAATGGATGCAAAGTAACTATACGATGCTCAGTAAGTACTGCCATAAGTATAGAATTGAAGAAGACTACATCAGTAAAGCATACATACTCACCCACGATAGGATTATTAGGTCCGGATTTACAGAAAATTATTTCAATACATATATCAAGAGGGTTATATCCAATCTTATCATTAACGATGAGAAAAAGGCTAAAGGTAAACATTTCATCGATTGTGATGACCATGACTTTCACCATGCCATAGAAAATGCTTTGATTGAAGCAGATGAAATTGATAAGGATGACCAAGCTTATCGTGAGGAAGTCCTGTATTTCTCAAAGAAAATATTTGAGTATATCTATAAATACGACCAAGAATATCAATTTGTATTTCGAAGCTATTACCTCATGCCTTCACGCTTCACTTATAAGAAACTGACCGCAATGACAGGTATAAATAAAAATAAATGTACACGTATTATCCAAACTATGAAACAGGATATCAGGTGTAATTTCATAACATGGCTAAAAGATGGAGAAATTAGAAGTAATTAGAATCATGTCCGAACCTATCCAAACCTCTAAAACAAATCTTTATAGGGAAATTTATAGACAAGGTTATGGTCATGACTGGACAAAATGCTTTTGTGGAAATGGTTGGAAGAATTTTACTAATGAATGTTTAAGATACGCAAGTAGATTAAAAAATGATGAAAAACCATCCTAAAATGTAAATAATTGTTAATATATATAGAATAAATAACATTAAACTAAAATAAATAATATGTATACCCCAACCCAAGAAGATATTAAATATGCAAAGCATGTAAATGATGAAATAATCTGGAAACAAGTACTTAATCCTATTGAAATTAAAGTAGCATTCAAGAAGTTATTTGGATATGATGCTGTAAATCCACAGCAAGCCAAGTCAAAAGTATTTAGTTATTTTCAATATGAATACAAACCTCAACCCGAAGCTATTATTGAAAGCATAGGTACTATAGATAACTTACATAATCAATCGCACCAAGAAGACTTACAACCAATTATAGAGGTTACTTCAACCGAACCTTCAATTGATTATCAGGAAAAATTGCAGGGTTTAGAAGAACAACTTAGGTTCTTAAGCAATTGCGAAGATTCTGAAGCCACTCAGTTGCAATTAGCATCTTTAAAAAAAGAAATTAAGTCATTAAAAATAAAAATTGGCATACAGAACAAAAAAAATAATAACGATATTAAATCCTAATCATGACAGAACAAGAAAAACTAGCCTTACTTAAAGGACTTTCAGATGAAAGCCTAGCACATAGATATCAACAATTTATCAACTATCTTATTGAAGGTGCAAAGACAGGAATAATAGATAAAACCGAATACCGGGTATTCCAAGAACAAACAATGAAACGTGATATCTCTGCATTGGCACATGCATATTTGTCAATGGTTTTTACTTTTGAAGATTACTGGAACAAAATAACTACAATAGTAGGCTGGTCTTTAATGATTGAAGGTATTATCGATGGTAATATCAAAGCTAAATCTAATGGCCAAGATGATAACTTAGTAACACATGATGGTAAAGTCAAAAATTAAACCAGTTGGTAGGCCAAGTAAAATGTCTACCATGTACCAGACTAAAGAAATAGCTGAAATGCTTTTGGCTTGCAAGTCCAGAAAAGAAATTATAGAATATTGCGTTAAAACCTATGGAGTTGCTGAAGCATCAGTATCTACAATAGTTACACGTGCCTATAAATATATTAAAGAAGCATATTCAGCAAATCAGGAAGGCTTGGTTGAAACCCATGTCCAAATGTATTATGATATCTATACCCAGTGTAAATTAATTAATGACAGTCGTGGCGCAATACAGGCATTAAATTCTATTGAGAAATTATTGAGATTGCTTCAACCCGAAACCGCTATTCAGAACAACAGTATTAATCTGGATTTAAGCAAGTTAAGTATTGAAGATTTACGGTCATTGATTTCACATAAATCTACTTAAATACTATGGAATTAACTATTAACACATTAAATGATGAATTCTTTTTTAATGAAGGCATGTTTAGAATTGGCTATGATGGTTGTCTCATGACAGATGACAGGTTTAAAAACATGTGTGACATTTTATTTTCTAAATGTGAGAAATTAACCCAAAAGGAAAGGATAATCCGGATATTAAAACCACAAGAAATTATTGATTACTTCAAGACAGAAGTCATATTTAAACGTACAACATATCGGAAGATAAAGAATAATAATAGCATAATTGAAGCCGCACCAATATTAAATAAATATGTCTCAAAAAGGGTTGATGGTAAAAATAAAGCCAGAACGAAACCGAACAAGCCAAGGACTAAGCCAAATACTCCCCGTGTTAAGCGAGAAGGAAAAACAGGCACTTAGGTTACATGTGGAAGCAGAACTTTATCGCAGGTCCTTCTATGAATTCTTTATGGCTGCTAGTAAGGTATTATATCCTCAAGTCATGTGGGAATATCCTCCTTTCTACCAATACATTTGTAATATTCTCCAAGCCGAAGTTGAAAGAATAATTAGACGTGAAGAAAAGAATAAGGATTTAATATTTACACTACCCTTTCGTGCAGGTAAATCAGTATTGATTTCCCAAATATTTCCAGTATGGTGTTGGTTAAAGCAGTCTAGTCTTGCTGTCATGCAAATATCACATTCAGAATTACTGGCGGTTAAACACAGCCATGCTTCATTAATGCTAATTGAATGTGAATGGTTTAAATTAAGATTTCCTGAATTAGAACTTCGAGTAGATTCTAAAGCTAAAGCAAATTATATGAATAATTTTGGAGGCAAAAGGATTAGTTTTGGTATTGGTTCGGGTATTATTGGTGAGGGTTGTTCAATTCAGATTTGTGATGATATTAATCAACCTTCAGATTCAGTAGCAAATACCCATACCATAAATGAAATATATACTGATACGTTATATTCGAGGCTTAATAATGCCGCTATTGACTTGAGGATAATTATGCAACAACGGGTAAGCCAGAATGATATTGTCCAATATTTATTAGATACTAATCCAAATAAGTATAATCACATATGCTTACCAGTTAGGTTCAGTCAAGATATATCACCATCCGAATGTATTAAATTCTATACCAATAATTTATTGTGGCCTGAAAGATTCAGTGAAAAGGTAATACAAGATTTTCAAACAACTTTAGGTTCACGTGCATTTGCTTCACAACTTATGCAGCAACCTGTTGCACTTGAAGGTAATTTAATCAAACGCTCATGGTTTAAAACAATACCATTAAACGATTTAAATTTAAAACTAGGCAAAAGAAAAATGGACTGGTCGATGTATATTGATACTAGTTATACTTCGAAACAAACTAATGATGCAACTGCAATATTAATAGCAGGTAAACTTGACAACATAATGTATGTTTTAAAATGCTGGAAAGTATGGCTGGAATTTCCTCAGTTATTATCCAAATTAAAAGAAATACAGATACAATATAATACTAGGCTAATGTATATTGAATCAAAGGCTTCAGGGTTATCAATTAAACAACAGCTTCAACATGATGGATTTAATGTAGCTGAACTTAAAGCAATCGGGGATAAGATTTCTAGGGTAAATGCCCAGACACCTGCAATGGAAGGTGGTAGGGTTATACTTATTGAAGACAGTTCAAATGAAATGTTACTTCAAGAAATGGCAGCATTTCCTTTTTCATCGGATGACTTGGTTGACGTAATCACATATGCTTGTCAAAATTTATTGAATTCGGGTGGGTTCTCGTGGGGTATGTAGTATCTTTGTAATTATAAAAAACTATAAAAAATTATAAAATGGAAACTTGGAAAGACATTAAAGATTATGAAGGACAATATCAGGTATCGGATATGGGTAATGTGAAGTCTTTGAAGAAAGGAATTATACTTAAATCTAAATTAAACCGTACTGGTTATTTAGATGTTAATTTATATAAAGACAAAAACTATAGTATGAAAAGTATTCATCGATTAGTTGCAATCGCATTCATTGATAATCCAAATAACCATCCACAGGTTAACCACATAAACGGCATCAAAAACGATAATATTGTTAATAATCTTGAGTGGTGTACTAGAAGTTTTAATTTAAAACACGCATATAAATTAAATTTAAGAACACCATTAAATGGTATTAAACAACCAAGGTCAAGGTTAACCGAAGCTCAGATTATTGAAATAAGAAATTTAAAAGATACCATGATGTATAAAGATATTGCTGAAATATATAATATTGATAGGTCGGCAATATCAAGAATAATTAATAATAAACGTTGGAAACACATATGAAAAAAGTAACAATAGAAGGTATTGAATATAACCTACCAAATAGTTGGGATGATATTACATTAGGACAACAAATTCAAGTAAGCATAGATTCAGAGAAACTTGAAGAACCATTAAAAAAACTAGCCATAATGTCAGGTTATTGTAGAATACCACTTCAGGATTTGAAACGTATGAAAATTTCTACCATGACTGAATTATTTAAATGCTTGGAATTTATTAATTCTGAACTACCTTCAAAACCAATAATGGAATTTAAGTTTAAAAACAATGATTATTGGGTTGCCCAGAATTTAATGGAATCAGAATTTCAAGATTACATATCATTTCAAAATGCCATTCACCAATATTCAGGCAGTACATACCAAGCGTTACCTATGTTAATTGCAATCATGGCGAAAAGAAAGAAAGCAGATGGTCTTTTTGAAAGCATTGATGATTATAATATTCAAGAACGTGCTAATGAATTTAATGATTTATCTATAGGCATCGCAAACGGATTGTCACTTTTTTTTTGCACTGCGATAGGCACGTCCAAACTCATTTCAGAATTATTTTCGAACCCAGACGTAGTAATGCAGGTGAAAATGCTAGAGCTAGAGAATATTCTCAAGCCACAGGCTGGCAGGGGGTGGCTTACGAGATGTGCCTTTGGAATCTTACGAACCTATCTCAAGTCTATAAAACGAAGACTGAGCAAGCCTTACACTTCTACGCCTCAAAAATCTTACACGATGAAATGGTTGCAGATATTCAAGAGGAAGCGATTAAAAAAGCCAGAGAAAAAAGGAATTAAATAAAGCATGTTGTTTATAATATAAAGTTAGGTCTTTTTTCTTAATATTAATGCCATTTTTTTGTGAGGTTGGGTTATCCCAACCTCTTTTTGTTAGTTGTTGTTTATATCTAAAAGAACAATCATGACCATAAAAGATTTAATAGACTTCTGGAAAAATTTAAGCCTAGCACATAAAGATATTAATCAGGCTAATGTTGGCAGTTATTATGATGCCGCAACCAATACTGATGATAGATATCCACTAGCATTCATTGAAATGCCTTTCACTATCAATTATTCCCAACCTTATAGTAAAAGATTGGACCAAGTTCAGTTCTCATTTTCAATATTCCTGAGTTCGAAACCCGATAGTATTGTCGATGACTATGAAGCAATAAGTTTCGCCAAATCAATTGGTGATGCTATTATAACTATGGCAGGTTTAATCCAAAAAGATTTTATTATCACCAGTGTAAATGCGATTTCGGTACGTGAATATACTGATGACCTTGTAGCTGGTTTAAGATACGACTTGGTATTATCGATAATAAGAGATATTTGTGAAGAAGATATAAACGATTACTTTAACCTAGACCAAATAATTATCTAATTATGAGTGTATTGAATACATATGAAGAAATGCTTAATGACTTATTGAAAGATTTGCATGAAATTACTGTAGCCACAATGATTCAATCAGGCATTGACCCTCAATCAGATTTGGCAAAGTCAGTTAAGTATGTTCAGATTAAAGATGGTATTGCAATGGAAACAGCATATTACTATCCATATGTTTCTCAGGGTAGAAAAAGAAATACAAGAAAAGTACCTATCTCTGCACTTATCGAATACATGAAACAATATAATATCAGACCTAGAGCAGGTCAAACAATAAATCAATTAGCATTTGCTATCCAGACTTCAATATATAAGAACGGTATTAAGGCCAAGAACTTTGAAGACAAAGTAGAAAATGCAGCAGGTGAAATGACACAAGTAGCGGTGGCAGATGTTTTGGCAGATGCAATAGCAAATGACCTTGTAGATATGTTCACACCGATATCAAATTAAACTATTCAATTATGGCAATATATAAATTTTGCGATGGTACAGTTTTAACAAGTACTACAATTACATTAACCCAAACTGATTGCGTATATGACAGTGAATATACTGTAAATACTTATACCCATACCATTTTTAAAAAAACACTGACATTTACTTTAAGTCAGGCAGCAACTGTAGATTTGGATGTAGGTTATAATTTTTTAGAAACAGTAGTTGTAGGTGGTGTCCAAACAGTTTTTAATGGTACACTAGAAGATTTTATTGTAATTCCAGCAGGTGAGACAGTATTCGCTATATCTGTTATGTGCGAGGATAGGATTGTTACACCACTAGGTGGTATGTCCAATAGTATAAAAACAAATACTAACCATGTCTTGAAGGAACAATGGGATGTACCTACAGATTGCGGTACACCTCCACCACCTCCAATTACCTGTACATTAGCAGTTACTTCAACAAGTAAGACTGATGTTACTACCTATAATGGAACTGATGGTACTATTACTGTAAATATCAGTGGAGCAACAGGTGCTACCCCAAATGTAAGCTATTCATTGAATGGTGTATTGATAACTAGTGCAGGTAGCCTATCAACATATACATTTACAGGACTTGCACACGGCACATATAATATTTATATTACACAGGGCATATGTTATGCTTCGGCAGACGGTATTGTCATAAATAATGCCACACCACCAGTTGCATGCACACTTGGACTGGTTTCATTGAACACGACAAACCCTGTGTTAAGAGGAGAAAGTACAGGAACTATAGCCATAACTCTGAGCGGGGCAACAGGTACTACTCAAAATATTACATATAAATTAAATGGAGTTACCCAGACTACAGCAGGTAGCCTGACTTCCTATACATATATCAATTTACCTGCTGGTACATATAGTATTTACGTACAACAGCAAGGATGTTTCTTTGCTGTCAACAATATTATAATTCAGGATGGTGAGTTCAGGACAGGAGATTTTACGGTATTCGAACCAAGTGATTTGACTGCTGTCGATAATCCAATTAATATCAGTGTTTCAACTGCCATAAACAATCCAAATGCGGTTGTAGATATAGTACGATTTGAATTTGACAATAATCTTAACAATAATAATAGCGTTACATTTAACCTTACATCACCGTTTATTTACAGCCAGACTTTTTATGCAAAAGGTTATCCTAATAAACCCAATTATTTCCTAGCAACTACCTTAACAAATGCTTCAGGTGTACCTGTAGGTACAAATACCCATGAAGAAATTGCTGTAAGTTTTGCTGATGCACTAAACAATGATGCTTTAATTCCAAAAATATATAATATAAATAATATCGGGACTACAGTTACATTGAGTGCTAAAGAAACTGGTAGCAGGTTTAATTTAACCAGCTCAAATGTTAGTATTTCAGGTACAATTGGCTTTATCATATTACAATCAGGTCTTAATTATTGTGATGGACAGATAAGCGATAATTATAGTATTAGTTGTGAGGTAATGGCCAATACTGATGAGCTTAACCAATATCCTGACTATGGTACTTTAAGTGACTATAACCAAGTGGCTGAACTGATATTACCTTTTAACCAAGTAAACAATATCCATAATTTTGACATATCTTCAATATTAAAATCACAGGTTTCAACACCAAGACCTGATTTAACATTGACTGGCTCTACTATGCTACCTTCAGTGATACAGCCTTTTTATGTAAAATTATCTGAATTATATCCATTAGTACCAAATACCAATACCATTAAGAAAAGGTTTAAGACAAACACAAATGTTAGGTGGGTGATAAATTCTTCATTAGATAGGTTCAGTGCAAATAATATGGACGAATATTTAGGTGATACTTATGAACCTGCAAGGCAAAACAATGTTAAGTTTTTAACTAACAGTCCAAACCCTAAACAGATTCAACGTAACTCGAATGAGTTTTTATATTTTATCTTACGTAAAAACTATGGTGCTACATTAACAGTAAAAGGTGATTTATATTTCTATGATGGAACACAGGCATTGAACCAAACATTCTTTACCGTTTCTACCTATCTAACTAACGCTGGTGGATGTATGGTCATGAATTTAAGCTATGATAAATTAGGTTTGGCTGCATATGAAATATCAGGTTCAACTAACCGTAAAATTAAACGTGCCGAAATAGCTGTATATCAAAATTTTGGTGGTGGTGATATTCAATATACCCAAGAAAAAGTATATAGGTTTGAAATCGATGAACAACCACGTAAGTTCGGGGTATTGTTCCAGAATGCTTTGGGCATGTATGATGCATTTGATTTCATCGGGGTAGTAGAAACTACAGTGAATAGGACATCGGATAGCTTTACCATACCATTACAGTTCAATACTGATGGTAGTCTGCCTCAAGGTTTTATTAACCAAGCAACATATAATACAAGAATAGTCAATAAGATAACTTGTAACACAGGTTGGATTGATGGACAACATTTTGATTGGCTTAAAGAAATGCTTAAATCAAACAACATATATAGCACATCTACAACCAATCAGAACTATTTGAACCTAACTGATTTTACCTATAGAAAATCAAGCTTAGAAGATTTGTTCGATTGTGAGATTACATTCTTGCAGACCATTTATGAAAATAATGTTACGGTTTAAATTTAAAACATGATAAAAGCAAATATTAGGATACAAACTTCTAGTGGTAGATTGATAGATTATATCAGTCCAGAATCTCTTAACATCAAAATGAACAGGAAGATTGACGACCTGCAAAACATCGAGAGTAGGTTTGGCGAGTATAGTCTATCATTTACTTTACCACTGACCAGAAACAATTATGAAATATTTGAATTTGCTGGTGTAGTCAATATTAAGAATTCGTTTAAAATAAACCCAATTGATATACAAGTTTTCAATAATGACGTACTTATACTCACAGGGCAATTGGAACTACGTTCTATATTGTCAGATGGATTTGATTGTGTATTTTATTCTAAGTTTACCCAATTAATTGATGACCTCAAGGATAAGAATATGCAGGATATTACAACATGTCCTAAGATACCTTGGAACTATGAATTAACAATCAGCAATCACTTAAACAATAATTATAGTGATTGCGATGATACTCCATATCAGTTCCCGTTCGTATATTATAATACATGGTTCTGTCCTACATCAGTATTTACTGGTTTAACAGACACTATTGTTGATGTAAATGGAACAACAAACCATTTATTTCAATCAGACAGGGCATGGCAAAACTGGTATTACTACATCAACCATTCTTCAATAGGTGAAAATGAAGCATATTTCCATCAAATTCCTTTAGCTTTTTATTTAAAACCTATGATGGAATATTTACTGAGCAATATTGGTTGGTCAATGGGTGGTTCGTTTTGGGAAAATCAGGACATAAAAAAGATAATTGTTCCTTATGTTGGAGATACTGATGTATACGACCGAGCATGTTATTGTTCAAATGGCTCAAATATTACAGGCAGTACTTGTGGCGGAGGTGGTACGTTAATGCTTGATACAAGTAAATTTATGCCTGATTATAATTGTGCTGATTTTCTTAAAGATATCATGCTTACATTCAACCTTTACTTTAATATTGATATTTTAAACAAGACCATTATTTTCGAAACATATGATACGATGTTCGGGTCTAAAATTGCTCCATATGATTTGACCAATAATTTAGTCCAAAGCACAATAAGTATCAATAAGGTTGAAGATTATAACCCAAGTATTAACTGGTCGCAAATAACCAACCAAAGAGTATTAGGTGATAACCGTTATTTTGCATCTACTGGTACAAGCAGTTATAATGCTACTTATCTGGTTACAGCAAACCAATCATTGTTCAATCAGGTATATAACCATATTGGCAGTACCAATGGTGAAATTAAGATAGGACTTCAAGCACCTGCAGTTAAACGTGCTAGGATAAGAAATGATTATAATTATGCTGATACCAATAATTCTGCTGGTGACCATGTAATGTTTTTACCATTCATAAGCACTCAGTTGCCGGAAGATAACAATAACAGACCTTTCAATAAAAAAGACAGCTATACTACAGTCTATAACAATGAAAGTACTATTCAATATAAAGGCAAACCTTGTTTATACTATTACTATGGAATTTCTTCATCAGATTTTGTACAAAAAACCAGTATGGGTTCACAATCTGATTATTTCTATATCAATTTTAATGATGTAAACCAGAAGATTGGTATATGTAGTCCGTTTGCGTATAAGAATTATAGGTACAATATTAACAAAACAATATATGATGCTGGTCAAAATCCTACTGGCAGTACTAATGATGTTGGTGTAATGCTTGCTTCATACATGCAAAGCATTTATTTGATGATGGGCAATACCGTTAGTCCTATTTCAGACATAGGATTTTCATTGATATTCAGTGATAACAGTGATTATGGTGATACTATCTATACCAAATTCCATCAAGGAAAGTATAATCGATATCAAAATTCAGAGGTATTGAGTTCAGATATGAGGTGTTCGAATTTGGATTGGAATAACCTACAAGTAAACACACCAATAAAATATAATAATCAAATCTATAGCCTAGTGGAATTATCGGATTTCGATATCGTTAAACAACAGGCTAAGATTAAAATGATAAAACAATTATAATATGGCAGCAACTACCAATAGAACAGTAGAATTAACAATTAAACTTCAAGGCGTTCAGACATTAGAACAACTCGAACAAGTAACATCTGAAATCAATGCCGACCTTAAACAGATTGATGTCAATAGTCAGGCATTTGTTGAAATGGCAGCATTGGCTCAAAAAGCAAATACCCAAGCTAAAGAATTAGATGTTACTCTTCAAGGCATTACATCTGGTGAGAAAGCTGAAGCAGTTAATAAAATGGGTATGGCTTTGGTTGGTGCATTTCAAGCAGCAGCAGGTGCATCATTGTTATTTGGTGAACAAACTTCAAAAGAACTTGAAAAAGTAATAGCAAAAGTAGGTGGGTTATTTGCTATTACCGATGGACTGAAAAAGATAACCGAAGCATTTTCAGAAAAGAATATTACCGCACTTAAATCAGTTGTTAAAGGTTGGCAGGAATCTGCAATTGCTGCTAAGTTATTTGGTACAACTACACGTGCTGCAATTACAGCAACAGGTATTGGAATTCTTATTGTTGCTTTAGGAACTATTGTGGCCAATTGGGATACTATAAAAGTTAGCATAGCCAAAGCGTTTGACAAATTGAAGGAATGGATACCCGGACTTAAAGTCGTTTCAGAAGTCATCGAGTATATCGTTGAAAAAGTAGGAAGCCTAGAAGCTTTGTTTGCAGGAATAGGTGCTGCAATTGATGCCGCATTTTCTGGTGAAAATATTGCCAATGCATTTGATGCTGCGGTAAAAGGTACTAATGATTTAATAGCAGCACAGACTGCTTTGCTTTCATTAGAAGAAAATGTTGGTAAATTTTTGGATGCAAATATTGAAAAAGAAAGGTTAGCTGGTGAAACTAGGATTAATCAACTTAAATTAAATAATGCAAGTGAAACTAAAATACAAAAAGAAAGATATCAAAACCAACTAAATTTAATTATTGCGGAAGAAAGATATTATTCACAGTTAAGAGCATTTCAGCAAGAAGCAATAGATGCAAAACGTAGATTAAATGAAGAAGCTACTAAAGAAGAATTAGAAGCTCTTGAACAAACCAAAATTAAAACAGAAAATCTATTTTTAGAAATACGTAAAGCTTCTCAAGAAAATAGTTTAAGAATTCAAGAAATTGATAAAAATAATTATAGAAAATATCAAGAAAATCTTGATGCAAAGAAAAAATTAAATGATGAACTTCTTCAATATACTATGGAAGGTCTTACTAAAGAACTTTATTTATTGGATAAGTTTTATGAGGAGCAACAGGCTAAGATTAAAAAAATTGGTGGTATTTCTAATGAATTACAACAAGCATTTGAAGAAAAGTTTCAGGAAGAGAGATTGGCTACAATCAGAAAATATGAAATTAAAATACAGGCTATACGTAAAAAATTTGCTCAAGTTTCATTAGGTGATAACAAAGACTTAAGCAAACAAATCATTGCCAATCTTAAAGCAATGGTTGGTACTGTTGACAAACTTACCTTCGGCCAGAAGTTCAGGGACTTTTTAATTGAAAACGAAGAAGCATTAATTGAACTTGCATATGTAAGTGTTGATGTTATGAATGGCGTATTTAATGTAATCGATGCTCAGAACCAAGCTAAAATTGATGCAATCGAAAAAGAGAAAGAAGCATTTATCAAAGCCAATGAAGAAAAGCTTAAGAAGCAACTTGAATCTATAGATGCCAATAGTAAAAAAGAAGTAGATAAGTTCAATGCAGTTGCAGATGAAAAGAAGAAAATACAGGATGACTATAATTCAAGTATAGATGAACTCAACCAAGAACTTGCTGATGCCGAAGGTGAACGTTATACTGATATCCTAAACCAAATAGCAATTGAAGAAAAAGCTAAATTGGATGCACATAATGCCGAGATTAAAGCTATAAACGATGCAAAAGATGCAGAGAAAAAAGCTTTGGATGAAAAAACAAAGGCACAAAAAGAATATGACGATAAGCTTGCAGCAATAGAAGCAAGGAAATATCAGGCAGAAAAGAAAGCAGCAGAAGCCAGAAAGAAACAAGCTATTGCTGATGCCATTATGCAGACTGGTTTGGTTATTCTCAATGCAGCACGAACAAATCCTTTTATACCGTTAGGTTTAATTGCAGTTGCAGCAGCTACTGTATTAGGTGCGTTACAAGTTGCAACAATAAGCAAAACACCTACTGGTTATGCTCTTGGTGGCTATACT